GAAAAAATGGTTTGAAAATCTACTCATCCGATTTAACCAAAGCAATTGAAATTCTAAGAAAAAAGCCGTAATCATCCCACACCTAAAGGAGTGGGCTTTAGCCCTGACGCACTATGAAATGGAATAAAACTACTGAGTTGAAACCAGAAATAGGCGAGGATGTCGAAGTCAGTGACGATGGAATAACCGTAGATTTTGCCTGCATCTACACAGACAAACGAACTTGTATGATGGCGGGTATTGCAGGAGGTCATGGTTATTTTGGTGAAGGATTTGCAACCAATGGCGAGGATTGTGATTATGGATTAATACTTGACGATCCTATTTTTTGGAGGTATAGATTATAAGACTATGATATCGATAACCTACAACGGCCTTAATCTAATTATCCTGGATAAGGGGGATAAGATAGAAACCATTGAACCATTAATAATAAGATATTTTTTGAAAGATGGTTTTAGTTTTGTTTCAGGATATGATGGTAAGCACATCCGAGCTGATGAGATAACCGAAGAACATTTTATACAATTGATGGATGAAATCCCAGGTGGTTTTGAATATCCCCACAAGGATGCTAAAAGAGTTGTTTTACAAACTGTCCGTGAAGCCCTAAAAACTAAGGACATGACCCTAAGAGAGGGGGAAAGGCCAGCTCCATATTCAATGGAATCATATAAAGATGGGACTTTGGAAAAAGCCCAAAAAGCCTACGACAATACCATACCACTCAAAGACATTTTAATATTAAGCAAATGACAGATAAAATTACTTCAATACATGGATTTAAAACACAAGATCCCAAATTGATAGCTTTCCATGAAACAAGGGATAACCCGAAAAAAGTTATTTGTATTAAAGAAAACCCTGGAGATACATTTATTGACCATCATAGATTCAAGATAGGGGACATAGTTGAGATTAATGGACTAGTTGGTTATTCCTTCGGGAAATTTGAAGTTTCAATAACCAGCGTATGTGGTTTCTATGATGCGGAGGCATTTGAATTAGTCTAACCCAAAGATGATGAGCGAAGCACAGATGATCAGGTTAAAACTTATGGAGTTTGCATCCCAGGTGGATAAGATGAGGATAGCCCAGAGGGGTTATTTCTCGGAGGAGTATGGAACCTATAGGAAGAATCAATATCTCCATGAATCAAAGATTATGGAGAAGCATATCGATGAGTTGTTGAACCAGATATTAAGGCCCAAGCCGGAAACGGGATCACTATTTTGAAGTGGCTGGAATTGTTTGCGGGGAGTAGGTCAATAGGTAGAGCAGCGCTTTCCCGAGGTCATGAAGTTTTCTCGATTGACATAGTAGATTTCCCAGGTATCGACCTAGTCCAGGATATTGAATTTCTTGAAAAAGCGATGATTCCGTGGGTTCCTAATGTTGTGTGGGCTAGTCCGGATTGTGCGACTTATTCATTGGCGGCTAAGTATGGATTGCATCGAGGTAAGGATTTAAAGCCACGATCACCAAAGGCAGAAAAGAGTGACCGAATAGTGAAGCACGTAGCGATAATCTTTTTAGAGTGGTTCCCTGGTTGCATTTATTTCATGGAGAACCCGGTGGGGTATCTAAGAAAAATGTATATGGTGCAGGGGTTGGGGAGAACGGAGGTAAGTTATTGTCGTTATGGAGCTCCCAATATGAAGCCTACCGATATTTGGTCGAACATCATTTGGAATCCATTGTGGCAACCTGATGGATGGAAGCCAAGGAATAGATGTTGGAGGAAGAACCCCAGTTGTCACCATGAGAGCTCCCCCAGGACTCAGACAATTCGTAGGTTAAGGAATTTGGGATTGGATGCGAAAAAGGGTGGCACGTATCGAATGAAGAATTCTTATGAGCGTTCGAAAATACCAGAGGAGTTGTGTATTGAAATTATAAAATCAGCAGAATTATGGCATCAATTAAACCGGATTTAAAATTACCTGATGGGTTGGAATCTTATGTTGGTACTAAGAGCGCCTCGGGTTCCTATCAATCAATAATCAATTATATTCCTCCTCATCAAATGTACATTGAAGGATGTTTAGGAACGGGAGCGATATTGAGGAATAAGTTACCGGCAGATATATCAATTTGTATAGATGAAGACTCCAAGACGATCAGGAAATGGGATCGGTGGAAAAAAGACCCAATCAACAATGGTATGCGTAACATGTTCCTATTGAATAAGGATGTTATTGTGTGGTTGGAAAATTGCATTATTCTCCTGCAATATATTCATGAGATAGGGTTTCCGGTGTTTCTTTATTTAGATCCACCATACCCATTTGAGGTGAGGAGATCCGCAAAACAGAAGGCTCTTTATGATCATGAGTTTACCGAAGAGGATCATGCATCATTGTTAAGGGTGGTGAACAACTTGGTTTTCCCTGTTATGATCAGTAGTTATAAAAACAAGAAATATGATGATCGGTTGAAGGGGTGGAATACTTATAGTTATCCGAGCATGACCAGGGCTGGATTGGCGACAGAAACTATCTATATGAATTATCCCGAGCCGGAGGAGTTGCACGATTATAGGTATTTGGGGAATAATTTTAGGCAGAGAGATAAAATCGGTCAGAAGATCAAACGGCAGGTGAGTAAATGGAAGAACATGAAACCTCAGTTGAGGAATGCGATTATTGATCAATTGAAAAAAAGCAAACATTTCATTTGAGTGATTCGTTATAAGTTCTATATTTATGCCATCAATCGAGCGGAATCTATGATTTCAAATCTAAAATGAAGTTCTTTAAAATATTGTATTGGCGACTTGGCGGAACTGGTAGACGCAGTTGATGGAGCGTTGAAGAATCTGTATAGTAGTGCCGGGATTACTTATGTGTTGAGATTATTCGATGGATTGAGGGAGGCGAGCCGTTACATAAAATTAAGTCAAACACAAAATGAGTTTCAATTATGACAGAAAAAGATCAAGAGGATGCTGAGTATAAAAAAGAATCAGTGGAGAAGATTTATGACATGTTACAGGGGCATGGTGCTTCTTTTTGTAAGGAGATTTTATGTCATGTAAAAAATCGATTAGTGTCGGATTTCCAGGCGAAGGCAGAGGGTTTTGCTAAGTCCGCGGAACATCTTGGTGGAGAGGCTAAAATTCTCAGTGATGGATTATAAGGCGAAGTTTAATTTTGAGTTAGAGAGGCCATTGGCTTTTTTCGATTTGGAGACAACGGGAGTGAATGTTTCAAAGGATAGGATTGTACAGATAGTGGTTGTAAAGGTGGAGCCTATTGAGGGTTTCACATCTTGTAATGTGGTAAGGAAAAACCGTTTGATTAATCCTGGAATAGATATCCCGTTTGAGGCTCGGGAAATTCATGGGATCACGAATGATATGGTTGCGGATGAACCCACATTTGATAAAGTGGCTACAGGATTATTCGAGTTGCTGAAGGGATGTGATTTGGCCGGATATAATATCATGAGGTTTGATGTTCCGTTGTTAGTGGAGGAGTTTTTGAGGGCAGGAGTGAAAGGGTTTCCAGGAGAGGAAGTTAATTTTATTGATGCTTTTCAAATATTCGTTGATCATAACCCTAGGGACTTAACAGCCGCCTACAAGCATTATGCCGGAAAAGAGTTGGAAAAGGCTCATGATGCCTCGTCTGACACTTTGGCGACCATTGATATTCTCCACCATCAAATTAAATTTCATGATCTGAAAAAGACCGTTGATGATTTGAAAGTTGATGTAAGTGAAATATTGGATTGGGATGGTAAAATTGGTTTGAATAAGGAGGGTGAGTATGTGTATAAAATTGGCAAGGATAAAGGAAAGTCAATAATTAATAATCCTGGATTCGGTCATTGGATGTTGGGTAAGGATTTCACGGAGGATACTAAAAGATTAATCCGAGAAATTTTGAAAGTTCCAAGTTAATCCTATATTTGTAGTCTATCGCTGGTTGAAGTGAAGGAACCCAATTAAGGCCCATACACAGCTTTGATTGGGTTTTCTCTTTTAATCCGGTGTTATATCAGACAGTATCATTAAGTTTATTAGATAAGCTAAAAAGTATGTTTCCAGTTGATTTTGACGGAGCCAATAAGACGCTGACAGCGCCTAAAGGCATAGATAATTGTGGTGATTTGAAAGTGTTCACGGATGGTCATGAATGTATATCCTGTTGGGGGATGAGCCTGGATGAGTTGAAGGAGGTGGTTAGGGATGAAAGAATATTTATCTCGGTATTGAACGGAATCACTCAGCCACCTATCAGGATTATGACATTGAGTCAAGCAAATGATTTGATGGTTACGATGGATAAAGGAGTGGAATTTGATAGGATGATGGCGAGTGTTGACAGTGTAGTGAAGGAAAATCCGGAAACACCAAGAGAAAAGGCGATGCAGGATCTGATTAAGCGGTTGTCGGGATATACCAAGTTTTTAAAGGAATTGAATGATGACAAACATTGAGGATTTAATGGATGATCTTACGGGAGAAGTCTATGATAAGCTGGAGGTGAAAAATGGCTGGAATCTGGCAGACATTAAATTGATATTCGAAACGGCCAAGAGTAAAGTATTAGCATTTTATTTAAACAAAAATAAAGATGGAGAAGAAAAAAGAGGAGACCACAAAATTACCAGTGATTGATGATCAGGATGTGAAAGCATCATTTGTGGTAGTTGAGAGAACGGAGCAGTTAAAGGGAGGGCTTAAGATAGTCCTGGAACCGGCAAGCTCCTTTTTTGATGATCAGCAAAAATTTTGGGTTGATGCTCCAAAAGGTAAGATCAATATGGAGATCACGAATGTGAATTATCACAGGTACTTTGGCATTGGTGATGAGTTTCATTTGACTTTTGAGAAATACCATGAGGTTAAAAAAGCGAAGATTGCGTGATGAGGAAATTTGGCAAGGAGAAATTAAAGACCCTGGAAAAGTATACTGCTTATTTTGATGGAGCATGCGGCCCGAGTAATCCAGGTGGAAAGATGGGGTTGGGAGCCTATATTTTGGATAGTGCAGGAAATAATATTTTTGAATTCGCGGATGGGGTTGATGCTCATGATAGCAATAGCAATAATGTTGCTGAATATATGGCATTGTGTGAGATATTGAAATTCATAAATGAGAATATTGAGATTGGTTGGTTCATGATATATGGAGACAGCAAATTGGTGATCAAACAGATGAATAGGGAGTGGAGGATATTGGGTGGATTGTATCATATCATGATGCGGCTAGAAGAGCGCGTAAATTGGAGATTAGGAAGCCGGAAAAGGTGAGCCTTTCTTTTGAATGGATTCCCAGGATTAAGAATGAGGCGGCGGATAATCTTTCAAAGGTTGGGATGATGATAGAAGTGATATGAAGAATGTCGAGATAGTTTACCGAGAGATCAAGGATTTAAAAACCTTTGATATCAACCCCAGGAAGATCACAAGGGAGGAATTCAAGAAGCTCCAGGATGATATAAAATCCAATAGAGCATTCTTTGAGGGGAGGCCGTGTATACTTAGCGATCGGACTGGTCACCTGATCATAATTGCAGGAAACAGGAGGTATCAGGCCGCGGCTGAGATCGGTTGGAAAGAAGTTCCCACACACCTCATCCCCGGACTTACCGAAGAGGAGGAAAAGGAGATTGCGATTAAAGATAATGCCCATAGGGGAGATTGGGATTGGCAGTTGTTGTCTGGAAAAGAATGGAAAGATTTGCCCATTTCTGATTGGAATAAAGAATTGGCGAGGTCGGATGATGAAAAGTTGGAGGATAAGGCTCCAATGAATAGTCAGACAGAAAATGAATTTTCTCATGAGCTGGATGAGCGGAGTAATTATGTGGTCCTGAAATTTGACAGGGATGTTGATTTTACCCAGATAGAGACTCTATTGGGGTTGAAGTCGGTTTATAGCCGGAGGCAGAATGGCAAGGCTTGGAGCCGTGGCATTGGTAGAGTGGTGAATGGCCCAGAGGCTATAAAGCAAATCCAGAATGAAAAAGGATAGTAAGATTCGATTTTTTGCTCCGAGTTATAAGAGATCGGAAAGGCTGAGCTCCACTCAACAAGTATATCCATTTGTGAAATTGGTGGTATCGGTAGCCGAAAAGAAATCATACATCAAAACCGGAAATGATGTGATCAGCTGTCCAAAGAAAGTTCAGGGAAATGTGAGCAGGGTAAGGAATTGGATATTGGATCATAATATGGATGCGGATTTGGTTGTGATCATGGATGATGATATGGCGGGGGTTACAAATTGGAGAAACAGAAAATTAATGATACTCAGTGATGACGAATTGTTGGAGTTTTGTGAAATAGGCTTAACCATGGCTCTGGATATGAACATTAAGATGTTCGGGGTAAATTGTCTCACTGATAAGGGGGCGTACCGAGAGTATACCCCCTTTAATTTCAACAGGTTTTTAGGAGGCCCATTCGGTGCTTTTCTGAAAGGTAACCAGTGCCGGTATGATGAAGGGTTACCACTGAAGGAGGATTATGATATGACCCTCCAGCAAATAAGGAGGTATGGCAGAGTTTTGAGGTTCAATGCGTATTCTTATATTGCTGACCAGTCTAACAGTCCAGGGGGATGTGCTACGTACAGAAATTTAGAGGTGGAGAAAGAGCAATTCTTTAAATTGATGTATAAATGGGGGAGTGATGTTGTTAGAAGGGATAAAAGTTCAAAGAGGAGTTTTGATTATAATCCAATTATAAAATCGCCAATTATAGGAGTATAGCTCCCACAGACATGAAAATATTCATCAAACATAATAATACCGAAGTTTCGCTTGACGAACATGAGGAAGGTGACACGGCTAAAATAAAGTGGAATTTGATAGAGATTGAAAAGTTGATACAATTAATGATGGCACAAATAATTAAAATCCGTGATTCAGAGAATCGTAAATTAGAAGAAAAGTCATGAGCTCACTAGAATATTATATTTGGGGATTAGCATCGGGAGCCACCATAGCCCTAGTTTCAGTATTTGTTACAATGGTTTTTATACCATGGGTTGCTGAAAAGATTAGCAATGATGATTGGACAGGAATATGAAACCATGATAGAGGGATTCAATCCCTGCCCAAAGCCCGAAACAAAGGAGAAGGCGATGCCCAAAAGAATTCGTCAGAGGAGCAAGAAATTATCTAGGGAGGAAGCATTGTATAGGGTTGAGTCTAGAGATTGGTATGTGGCTAAATGTTGTGAACATTGCGGATCCGATGCAACTGAAGTCCACCATAAAAAGGGCAGAGGGATATTACTGAGAGTTGTTGAGTTCTGGATGGCGGTTTGCAGAGAGTGTCACCAGAGAATTGAGAGAGAGCCTAATTGGGCTAAGAGAATGGGCTATAGTATAAACCGAGGAATTAAAGAGTTATGAGGTATTTTTTGATTTTAGCGTTGTTTGTGATTAGCTACCATGATGCGAATAGCCAGTTTTTAGATGGGGAGGTTTTCAAGAGTGAGATTTTTCAAATTGCTGAACGGGATTCGTGGGAGTTAATTGATTCCTCTGCTACTCAGCTGAAGTATAGAAATGGAAAGTATCATTTGATTAGATTTAATTTCAAATTGAGCCAGGTGGCTAAGAGATTGGATATTTTTTATAAATCAAATCCTGATGAATTGGGGGATTTGTATAAAGGATTAATAATTAATTGTTTCATGGATGGTTATTCATTCCAGAGCCATATTGTGATTAAGGAAAATTTTGTTGTAGTGACAGCCGTTAAGCCGAATCAGATGATTAAGATAAAGGCGTTTTTGAGGTCGGTTCATGTGGAGGTTAGTATTTTAAAAACCAGATGGATTGGTGATCATGAGCCGATCAGGACTCCTGGGAGTTCCAATTAAGATATAAAATGCCAGCGTTTGTTGTGGGTGCTTTTAACACGGCATGAGATTGGAAACGCACATTTAAGATTGAGGGATTAAAGGATAAACCCACGTTAATCACTCCCTCTACTATAACAGCCCAGGGGAATAGGCCCCTGGGTTTTTTTAGCAGTTTTTAACTAAATTGATTCCATTGTCGAAACTTGTCAAATGAAATAGGATGGGAAATAGAGTAATTGTAATTGATGATAATAAATTCTGGCATGCTATGAGAGAGTGTGGGGGGATCTATGCGAGAACAGTTCGGTATATAAAAGAACATTATGAAATTGAAATATCCAGGCAGGCAGTCCGGAGCCGAGCGAATAACAATCCTGAGTTGTATACGGATATTCGGGAACAGGCGTTGGATGATGCGGAGGATAGTATTCAAACCCTGATGAGGCAAAATAGCGATAAGAGAATCAAGTTCGAAGCCTCAAAGTATATGCTTGATCGATTGGGTAAGGATCGGGGTTTTACTCCACATGTCCAACAGACGATCACCGTATTTGATGATAGTAAATTCAGTGATGAAGAATTAGCGAAAATTGCAAATGCAGGGGGTTATACCACAGTTACCGAGGAAGGCTAAAACGGCCCTATGTAAAAGGTCGTTATTCGAGTATGAGCATGCATTGAACCCAGAATTCTTTAAAGCGGACAGGTGGCATCTCAGAAAGATTGCGGATACTTTACAGGCCATGTATGAGGGCCGATTGATCAATAGAGCGACCGGAAAGCCTTACAGAAAATTGATGTTGAATATGCCCCCCAGGGTTGGAAAGAGTTTCAGTTTGACAAAATTCTGTGAGTGGGTTATGGGGAGAGACCCAACCAAGAGGGTGATGACGATCACTTATAATAATATCCTATCCAATAGATTTTCCAAGTCGGTTAGAGATTCAATTGAGTTTTCACCGGTACCACCCAGGCCGGGAGAGGATTTACCTTTTTCATTCCAAGAGATATTCCCAGGTAAGCGCATCAAATTAGGGGATGGGAGCTCATTTCTTTGGTCGTTGGAAGGTCAGTACTTTAATTATCTGGGAACCTCGCTAAAGGGAACTATGACGGGAATGGGTTGTGATATCGGTATTGTTGATGATCCTATAAAAGATGCAGCCGATGCTCATAACCCCAACCAATTAGCGTTTATATATGAGGTGGTTTATCAGGGCACGTTATTGAGCAGGTTAGAGGAGGGAGCTTTGCAGATTGTAAACATGACGAGATGGCATGAGGATGATTTGTGTGGATGTCTGTTGAGGGATCAGCCGGGGCAGTGGTATGAGATTAAGTTTGAATCCTGGACTGAAGAACAGGGGATGTTGTGTGAGGAGATCCGGTCAAAGGAGACTTATGATGACAAGAAGAAAAGTGCCATGGGGGATTTAGCGAAGGCGGTATTCAGGGCAAATTATCACCAGGAGCCTATTAGTTTGATCGGCAGGTTGTATGGGAAATTCCAGACCTATGATAAATTGCCAGAGAAAGGAGTGGTTAAAAGCTATACGGATCATGCCGACACGGGGGAGGATTATTTGTGTTCTATCATATTTTTGGAATACGAGAGCAAAGCTTATATCTTAGACATAATTTATACCCAGAAAAGAATGGAGGAATCCAGGAAAATGTTTGTCCATCTTCATACTCTTTATGGGGTGTCAGTGGCATTGATTGAGAGTAATGCCGGAGGACGAGGGTTTGCGCTGATGGTTGGAGAAAAGTTGGCAGAGATTAAGGGGAACACCATTGTGAAATGGTTCCACCAGGGAGCCAATAAGATTTCCCGAATTCTAACATGGACACCGAAAGTAGAGGAAAATACTTATTACCCGGTTGGATGGGATGACAGATGGCCGGAATTCTATGGGGCAATGACCAAATATCAGAAGAAAGGAAAGAATATCCATGATGATGCTCCAGATACAGCCACGGGAGTCCAGGAGATAGTGAATGATGATGATAACCATAGGAAGGCCGAGGCGGTAAGATCGAATGATATAGTTGTAATGTGATGGCGCTGCACCCATGGCGCCACTCTCCAAAAGTGGGGATAGTTTAGGGTCCGTCATCTGTAAATAATTGGATGATAGGAATATCGAGAACATTTGACCAAAATTAATTTAATAGGAGGATATGAATATTTTCAAAAGAGCCGGAGTTGCATTCAAGTTAGCCACATCGTTGGGGAGATCATCAATGAGTAGTGCGTTTCTGAATTCTCTTTTCAGGTTCGTTACCAGCAACACACCGATATGGATTGACCTTACGGATCTGGATTCCTATATCAATAAGTTTTATTTGATGAATGGGGATTTTGCCTCAGTGATTGATTACATCGCGGAAAAAGGAGCTATGGTCCCGTGGAAGTTCTACAAGGTTGAGATGGTGGATGGAAAGGAGCAGAAAGAGGAGATCGCCCCAAAAGAATTAGTCGATCTATGGAAGTGCCCGAATTCTATAACCTCGGGATATGAATTCAGGAAAGAGTTGTTTTCATTCTTCCTAATCTTTGGAGATAGTTTCATTAATGGTATTGGGCCTGATAGTGGGCCGAATAAAAATGTTCCGGTGGAGATGTGGACGATGCCTCCTCGCCATACCACGATTATTGGAGGTGGCCCAAGGAAACCCATTGAATCTTTTTCGTTCAATTTCGATCCTGAGATAAGAGTACCAGCTACCGAGGTAATGCATACCAAGAATTTCAATCCTAGATATGACAATGTTGGCAGTCATTTGAGGGGGATGAGTAAGGCGAAGAGTTTGATTATGGCGGTCACTGGGTCGAACGCGGCTTATACATCTTTGGTATCAGAGTTGCAGAGTGGACATCCAATTGGATTCTTAAAGCCTGCTGATAATGGAAATTGGTTGATTGAGCAGATAGCGGCATTCCAGGAAAAAATCAGGCAGAGTGGACAGGCGGAGAATCGAGGAAAAGTGCCATTTACTAGTTCTAATATTGAGTTTGTGAAAATTGGGGAGTCCCTGGTAAGGAAAGAAACGATTGATTCAATCCTCTCCAATTTGCGGGCTGTCTGCAGGAGGTATAGCGTGAGTTCTAGGTTATTCAATGATCCCGAGGCAGCTACATTGAGTAATTATGAGCAGGATATTAAGAGGGTTTATGAGGATGCGATTAAGCCATTGTTGAAGCAGTTCCAGGATGATTTTAATGCCTGGTTGTTGCCATTGTTTTCCGGTGATGAGAATTGGGAAATGGAACCTGATTATTCTAGTGTCCAGGTTCTACAGAAAAACCTTAAAGACACGGCTTTGGCCCTTAGTAAAATGGAGTTCCTTACGTGGAGAGAGAAATATAGGATTGCGGATATTACACCGGATGATCCCGAAGATGAAATATTGGACACCAGGACTGTTCCGTTCACCATGTCGGGATTGGGTCAGGTTGAAGACGTAGAGGGGGAGGATGATGAGGATGCAATGAAATTGTTATTGGATGAATACCAGAGTTCCAATGGAATCCATAATTGATGGAGTTAATAATTAGGCAAGTTGGGAAGCCTGAGAAAACGGCTGTCTGGTTGAAGGTTGAACAGCGCAGGGGTAAGTTTGAAAAGGAAGGGATCAAGTTGATTACTCGGGCATTAATCAAGCAATCAGAGGTTGTTATTGATAAGATGATTCTGACTAGATCTCTCAGCCCTGATTTTGTCGATGCGGTACCTGAAGAACCATTGTTAATAGAGATGATCAATCTTTATAAAATAGTGGGTGTGGATTTCGGGATTATCACTGCCAGGAATTTGAGAACCAAGAAAGATATATTCGATGATATTGGAGCGATAATAAGTGATTTTATGGAGTCATTTGTCAGGAGGAATGTTGGGGAAAGGATCACATCTATAACCAGGACCACCAGAGTCCGGCTTAAAAGAATCATACATAATGCTATTGATATGGGTTTGAGTATCAATGACACGGTTAAGAACATCCGTGAAGATTGGGGTGATATCGTAACGGTCAGAGCGAGGATGATTGCAAGAACTGAAATTGTTAGTGCCTCCAATGCGGGGTCATTGGCGGGGGCGATTTCGTCTGGAGTCTCAGCAAAAAAGGTGTGGCTGGCCACGAAAGATGATCGGACGCGCGCTGCTCATTTGGAAGCTGATGGGCAAGTGAAGGATTTAAACCAGCCGTTTATGGTAGGAGGGGAACCGTTGCAGTTCCCGGGCGACCCTGGTGGAAGTGCAGATAATGTTATTGGATGTCGGTGTACTCAGATTTATCAAGTCTAACCTTTTAATAGGGTTTTTTCTCCCTCCCTTTTCCTCCAAAGTTGTATTGATTTATTAGAATTTGCCATCTTCTTTACCATTCTGGAGCCTTCGGTAGTGCCAGGAAGGAGTTCTAGGAGAACATCAAAACTCCATTTCTGACGAAATTTTTTGAAGTCTAGTAACAGAGGGAAAGCAGCTGGTATCATGAAATGAATGTATGTCACATCGCCTCCTATAATCCTGATATCTTTTATGAACTGGGCAAGAACGGAGAAATCAGGCTCCGCATGGTTGAGGATTGTGAATGCTTGGGAGGTAGAGATTACGGCTTGGGTAGGTTTGCTCACATCACAAGATTTTGATCCTGAGACATCATAGCTTTTTTGATAATATTTCGGATTGAGGTGGGTAATGATTCGGAATCATCATTAGATTTTTCAACGATGAATTCTTTCATTTTTCCTCTCAATGTTATTTCCACTCTTATAATGTTGTTATCCAGTTTTGGGCGTGCCATAATATTCATTTGCTTTATTTGAAACGATGGTATTGAATTTCATCCAATTGGATTTGGTTGGTTGTAGTCTTGGTTTCTGTGATCGGTATACAATCATAGCATCTGAAAGTGTCCACTCGGATGGATGAGTTCTGAGAACCTTTTTTAGTTTTTCATTCATTTGATATAAAAGTTTTCCCGAAATTTACCAGAGATAACCGGAAATAACAAATGTGTTTTATAAAAATTGCTAGTTTTAAGAAAAACCGCGGAATGTTATACAAGTCTGTGTCATTACAGGTTAAGGGATTAGATGAGCCGAAAGGAATAGTCGATGCCTATGTTAATTCATTTGATTTTGAAGACACGGATGGAGACATATCTGCCCGAGGTAGCTTTTCAAAGACCATTGTTGAGAATTTCCAAAGAATAAAACATTTCTTGAACCATAGCAAATGGGACCCTTTAGGGTTGCCGTTAGAGTTGAATGAGGATCAATTTGGATTGAGGGTATTGAGTCAGATGACTATAGCCAATCCGCTTCCATTGGAAACTTTTGAGATGTATAAGGCCCATGCTGAATTGGATAGGCAAATTGAGCATTCAATTGGATATAATGTAATCAAAAGGAATACGGAGAATGAGAATATAATTGAGGAATATAAGCTGTGGGAATACAGTACTCTATCAGGTTGGGGAGCGAATGAAAAGACTCCACTTTTAGGATTGAAGGGGAGAGGCGAGGAGTTGACGAGTGCGGATATTGTGGATGATATGGTTTTAATCAATCGGGTATTGAAGAATGATGGATTGAAACATTCCCGATTAAAAGAGTTAGAGAAACATGTTCAGATTCTTAATGAAACATTGAAATCACTCATTGAGCCGGAGGCCGGAGAGCCCACCACTCAGGAGCCGAGCGGGTTCATGAAGACACTGGATGAATCTATAAATAAAGTCCAGGGGAAATCAGGTGGAATACTTGAGAGCCTGGATATGTTCAACAAATAATTTTTTCGAAATGAACGAGGAAGAAAAGAAGCAGTTTATTAAGGATTGCGAGAAATATAAGGATGACCTAAAAAATTTGGGTGATCTGGATGTGAAAATGAAAGGGCATGTGGAGAAATTGGATGGTCTGATTTCTAAGGCTGGAGATCAAGCCAAGGATGCCGCGGAGACTGCTTCTCAGAAAGTAGCCACCGAGTTAAAAGATGAGATCAAAAAAGTAGCGGGAGATTATAAGGAACTTTCTGAGACCCTGGTAACTGCACAAAAACATCAAGATGAAATTGATGTGGCGGTTAAGAAATTAGGGCAAGAGGGTTCCGGTGGAGATCGCAAGGCTACGCTGAAATCTCTACTCTATGATATGCTTGGTAAGGATGGCATGAAAGAGCAATTGCAATCAAAGAAAACCTTTGAGGAGGATTTTGATTTGAAGGTGGTTGGAGATATGGGAACGGGAACACATCTTTCAGGTGTGAGCTCTCCCCTGGTGACGGACTTTCAACAGTTCCCAGGTGTGATATATGATCCTGCGAGGCCAGTCCGGGTTAGGGATATTATGTCGGTTACGCCCACTAGTGAGGGTCTTATAAAATGGACACGAGAGCTAGGTGGAGAAGGTGGAGCGGCAATGGTTCCTGAGGCTGTATTGAAGCCCCAGATTGATAAGGACATCGAGCGTGTGAGCAGGCCCGTTGAAAAGATTGCCAGTTATTTTCGAGTGCCAGAGGAGATGATTGATGACATTCCTTTTCTTCAAACCTACCTGGTACAGAGAGGTGTTGATGATTTGATGAATGTTGAGGATACTCAATTGTTAATTGGTACTGGTGTTACTCCACAGTTGTTTGGTATGTTGGTTGAAGCGGCTGCTTATGTGGATGTTTTGGCCGATGCTAGTACGCAAGAATTTGATGTTTTAGCCGCGGCTGTAACTCAAATAAGAAATCTGCATTATAATCCTACAGGGATATTGATTCATCCTAGCAGGTTCCTCCAAATGTTGTTGATAAAGGATAGCCAAGACAGGTACTTGTTACCTAATGTTTATACTGGTGTGGCTCCTTCAATCATGGGGGTTCCGGTGTTGGTGAACACAGCTATTGATTCGGATGCTTTCCTTGTTGGTGATTTCCGTGGCGGCGCTACGTTATTCCAGCGCAAGGGGGTATCTGTTCGGTTCTTTGATCAGGATAGAGATAATGCAATCCAGAACATGATTACAATAGTTATCGAGGAGAGGCTAGCGAATGTGGTTCAACGACCAAATGCTTTCGCTGCAAGTACTGGTTTCGATGCTGCGATTATTGCTGGACAAAGTTAATCGTTAAGCCTATTTCATAAATTCACCTTAACGGAGGAGGGGGTTCATCGCCCCTCCTTACTTTAAATCATAAACAGATGAGAGATAATTTTTATAAAAATAAATCCGAGAAAAATGGCTGGAACGATAAAAGTCCAAAACCTCACTTACGAGCAAAAGGAGTTAGTAAAGAGCAAACATTTGATAATTCACAAAAGCAAAGCATTCTTGCAAAATCCAAAGGCAAAGGCCGTTGCTAAGAAAAGGAATGAGGCGAAAGTGAAAAGGCAGATTGCCCATCGAAAGATGATCAATGATGCTGCCTCTAAGTAAAGTTTAAGTGTTTAATGTTTACGGAGGGGAGAAGAGATCGGTGATCATTGCTCCCCTTTTTTAATGATGATCGATAAGAATGTGCCCAGAAAATACAGGATTACAGGTTAAGGTTACAGTACAGCCCGTCATTGAGCCAGTGACTAGAGCTCAGGCAAAGAACTTTATTAAATCTCAGTTAGCGGATGCGGTGAAGCCGTTAGAGGATGATTTGATTGATGATATGATAAAAACTGCCAGGAGATTGCTGGAGGGTCTTTTGGGGATCAGTATAATGACCCAGACTAGGCAGATGTTTTATGAGACTCATTCGGCAATGGTGAAGGTGGTTTATGGGCCTGTTCAGACCATAACATTAGTCCAGGAGCAAGATGATCAGGGGAACACTGCATTGATTGAGGGAACGGATTATAGAAAAACTGGGCTGGATGATCCCATTTTGCATTTCAAAGAGATCATGTCCGTATCTAAGGGGTATTATCAGAAATCTCTATTGATAGAATATGTGGCGGGGGTTGATGATGTTGATGATGTTCCGGTTGAAATAAGAACTGCTATGTTGATGCAGGTAGCCACAGATTATGAATATAGGCAGGATATTGATGAGGGTGGATTACAGGTGCTTTCGAGTCAATCAAAATCTAAGGTTATGGGGTTAAGTAAGATAAATGAATGGGCTTAAGGAAAAAGAAAATCGGGAACTTGAAAACCCTTATCACCATTGAGGAGAGGCAGGGTGATGTAGCGACCAATAGAGGTGGTTCGACGGGCGGAGGATGGATCGTGGTAGCCTCTCCATGGTGTAACGTCATTCCAAAGAGAGGACAGAGGAGAGGGGATGATGGACGGCTTATAGTGGATTATGAATATGAGCTGATGGTGAGATATGATCAGGCGTTGGTAAATCAGTTCCAGGCGGCTGAAGAATTGAGCCAGCAGTTTAGAATTTTGTTGCCTAATGGAGAATATTTAACGATACATTCTGTTGTGGATGTCGATTATAATCAAGAGCGATATTTGATTAGAGCTTATTCGGACAATTTCAAATAGAAGGTATCCAGGATTTACGTGAGGAAGTACTCACATTTTTTAAAGGTTTTTTTAAAGGAATAAGCGAGAGAGTATGAACCTACCTGATGGTATGCTGAGAGAGGCTTATATTACCCAACTCTCAGGAAATGTTTTGGATTCCGGTGGACAGCCAGTCCCGGTGTTTGATCTTGTGCCAACCAATATACGATTTCCTTATATCAGAGTTTCACAAGTGAGTGCGGTTGATGATTCATGTATGGATGCATTTGGTACTAATACATTGATGGATATAAATGTGTTCACCCAATTTGATGGAGATTTTGGAGGGACGGAAGTTGGGGAAAGGTTGGCGACTCAGATAACACAAAGGATCATAGTGGGGGATCAACCGGAGGTGTTGGATTTATCTCCTGATTTCAAATGTGTGTTGAGCATCTTGAATAATAGCCCTAGAACCATACCGGAGCATCCAAAGAATGGGAGGAGGAGATACAATACGGTAGTCTCCATAAGGCACTTAATTGAGGAATTATGATCGAGGTAGTATTGCCGATTTCGGAGATAGCGGATCTAAGAAATAAGCTGAAAAACCTTGCACGGAAAAAGAGGGTGGAGATTCAGAGAGAGGTTGCGAAAACGGCTTTGAGAATAGAGAGCTCAGCGAAAGTAAAGAGCCCAGTTGACACAGGTCGATTGAGGTCGAGCATTGGGAGGAGAATAAAACCGTTGAGCGCTGTGGTGTTTACACAGGTTTCGTATGCAAAGTTTGTGGAGTTTGGAACGAGTAGGATGTTGGCCCAGCCGTTTTTAAGGCCGGCACTGGATGAGCAAAGATTAATATTTATAAAT